TAACCTCCTAACTTGTTTAAGAAGTGAATACGAAAACTAACATACTTAGTACACTCAGAATTAATAGTATAACGATATTGTTCGGTAACTGCGACATTGGAAGCATTGAAAAACTGGATCGTATAAGCATAGTCGGTAGATAATATAATGGGTTGAACAGCACCACCCAATAAATAGGAAGCACTTATTTGATTAATGTTATTAGGGGATGAACTAAAACGTAAGAAACGTCCGTTACCTCCTGGATTAGCTTTGTATTGATTATTAATCTTTACTGCATTGATTGTAGCGTTTGAACTATCCTTTGTTACGATATAAGCATAGTCAATCGTACCACTAGTCATACTATTCACATACAAATAAGCATTCTCTGTAAACTGAATATCACCGCTTGAAGGTCTATTAGTTAGTAAACGAGATGCGGATGTACTAGCGTTAATAGTTCCACTTGAATAACCTACAAAGTCCTCGTAATCATAAATAGCATTCCATACATACTTATTAGATGTTGATGTCAGATTAGGATAAGCCGTTGTTCCTGAAGATGATGCACCATAACTTTCGCCAAACTTTAATTGATAGTAACAATTAGAATTAGAGTTAATCCCGAATCCGTAAGTAGTTAAATCAATATCATTATTTACATAAGCCTCTATAACTCTAGCAGGGTTAAATAGTCCAGTACCATAAGTAGGATGAGGTGGAGTGTCTAAACGAGTAATCAAAGAACCATTAACATACACATCACATATAAACTTAAAGTTAGCTTGTGCTGTGTTATTAGAACTAACCAAATGAATCAACTCGTTATAAGCGGGTTGAAGTGGTGAGCATTGTTGTTGTATCGTTATCATTCCTTAATCTCTTTATCTATTTCTATCTTAATGTTACGTCCTACCGCCTTTGTTATATCTGCTTTAAACTCTTTTAGCAGATTACCCTCCATTACTTCAGTAGCGAAGTGAGTAGGCTTTATTCCGTGTTTCTTTATTCCCCTTGCTATTATAAAGGCTAATGACCTGTACTGAGCCTCTTTATTAATAACCTTTCTTTTGCTCTTTTTTAATCCTTTGTTCTTTGCTATCAATTTAGGTGTTATCCCTCTATTGCGTATAAACTTTAATATCGGTTCTATTGGGGGTTGTTTGCTCCCTGCCTTTCTTCCCTCATCTACCCACTTCCAATAATCCTCCATACTAATCTCAAGCGTAATCTTTTGCCCGTATATCTTTGTAGTAGCTTTAACACTTTGCCATAAACTACCAGGTGTTGCCTTATCGTACTTAACTAATGAATCCTGTAAAGCATCAATAAACCTTTGCTCAAAACTTGCTATTATCTCACGTGGACTAATACCCTCTGCCATTTGCTTTCTTTTGACTTTCTGCTATGTAATTCTGCTTATCCTTGTAATATGCCAACGTATTTAAAAAAGCTACCACATTCATATCTAACAAGTAATCCCATTTAGTCCTATCGTTATTACTCAAGTTATCTAAAGTATAATACCAACCCCAATGCTTTACAAACTCTGGGCTTCCTTCAGAAGTATCTTCATCGCCTTTCTGTTCATCGATGCCGAATAAGACAGCATAGCCTTTGATAAGTTGTTCCAACTCCGCAAAAAAAAACCACTATAAATAAATGCTTTATCCATTGTTAAGTTAGCTTTGAAATACTCAGCTATCTCTCTTTGGCTTTGTGCTGTTCGTTTCTTTCTTAACCCAAACCAATTAACCTCATAAGCAAATACAGCCATAATAGAATGGATGTTTACTTTAGCAATCTCATTAGTCTTTGATAGTTCGGTAAGGGATATAAAAGAAGATGCTGTTGAATCTCTTATCATTAAGTCAACAATAAACTTACGTCTGCCTACTCTTAATCTAGGGGACGGGTGTCCCTCTACTTTGTCTGAGCCGATAAACTTAATGTCGTTTATAGCTTTGATTAAGTCTTTAGTGTCGGTTTCCTCCATTAATTGCTTAATAGATATACCACTCAATGCAGATAGCATAGCGACTGCCTTATCGGTATCGTCTGCCCAATCCATATCGATTGCTTCACAAAGGTTATAATATTGGGCTATTGTTACGTCTGCCCATTTTGTCGGTGTCTTATTCATCTATATTATATATAAAATATAGTGAAGTGTACACGACTATCTTATAGCATAAACCCCGTTATTGTCTAACATAAGTTTGTTTAATGCTACATAACGAAGTGCATCTATTAAGTGGTTGTTGTAGTCGATTGGTACTTGAGTTGGATTAGCTGACTTATCTAGTACCCATTTGTACGTTCTAAGCTCTCTTATTAAGTCGGTGCTGTTAGCTGTTATGTTTAACTTATAACGCTTTAGGATGTCTATTGAGGCTCTTATACTATCCGTTCCTTTTTTGGCAGGGAATACGTTTATACCTAGATTAGTTAACTCCTGAATACTTTTAGGCTCTGCACTATCGAATACTATCTCTTTGTTTTGTAGTGTTAATTCTTTTAACCTATCCGCTATCATCGGGTTTGTCATTCCCCTTTTGTATTCTATTTGGTTAATCCATAACTCACCATTCTGCTTATAGACTTCTAAGATAGCACACGGATCGTTTGTAAAACCAAAATCCCCTCCATTACAGATAAAGGTTGCATCGGTTGGGATAGCTTCTACTATGTTTGTGTTCTCAAAGATAAGACCAAACATCTTACCATATTCACCTAGTCCGTATATCTTCCAAAACTCAGGGTCTGTTTTCTCTAGGTACTCAATCTCTTTAATTAAGGATAAAGGTAAGAAGGTATTATCTTTGTAGGTAGATACGATTACCTCCACATCTTTCATCTCGTGGAATCTCTTTTGTTCTAATTCAGTATTAATCCATACGTTCTCATCGTCAGGGTTAAAGTCGATGAATATATCGTCTTCGGTTCGTATAAGAAGCTGAAAGAATTGTGTTTTAAATTCCAACTCGTTTGCTTCGTTACAGTACAGTATGTTCCGTTTAGCTCCTCGTAACTTCTTCTCATCATCTGCCCCGAAGAACTCGACCATTCTGTCACCATAAGTGTAGGTACGTTTTGTTTTGTTGACTTTGATTGCTCCGTATAACTCTTGCTTTTCCAACTCTTCCTCGAAGTCCCTAATAACTGTTGCATCCAATGTGGTAGAAAACTTCCTAACAGTAGACCAAACACCTTTAGGAATATTCCTATCCCTTGAAACTTGTCCTGTAAATAACCAAAGCACACTAATTTGTGCGATGCTTCGGGTCTTAGAGCTTCTTGTTCCACCTCTGTTAATCTTAATCTTTTTATCTGAGGCATAGTTTTTAGTGAATATTGGGGTTACATCTAAGTTCAAAAGTGCGAAATATTTAAAAAAATAAGTACCCTAGACCAATAGGCATAGGCTGTTCAAAATTAGTCCTCTCGTTTCTTTTCTTCGATTGTTACGTGTGTTACTTTCTTATCTGAATGCTCTGTTATCTCGTCCTTCCAATCCTCTTTACCTAAGTTACGTAGTGCAAATTGACTACCTGCCCAAGCGAAACCATAGAGCTGTTTCTCATAACAGGACTTAATAAATGTCTTCATTCTATTGACCACGTTTAAAAATACTTCATTCTTTTCAGCGTAATCAATTAAGCTCTTGCGAGTTGCAAAGCCTAAATGAAATGTTAAACCCTCTATTGTAGGTTTGTATATCCCTGAAGCTGTCTTAGTGGATTCAAAGAACTCTACTGCTTTCTCCCACATAACTTCGGGGTTATCGTATTCGGGTGGTCTCCCTCCATTGTAACTGAATTGGTTACCTTTTGGTGCTGCCATTATAAGTTTAGTTTTTTCTTTAGTTTAATATATGCCATACCTCTTTTGAATAGGTTTGGCTCACAGTCTTTACAGATGAAAGCAGAACAGAACTCACACCATTCACATTCTTTTGGGATTAGGTTCTTATCTACTAACTCACATACTTTGCATACGGCTATCATATTCCTTTAGTTCGTTATATCTTTGAATCATACAAGCTGACTTACAAGCTGAGCATCCTAATTCACCAGGTTGTAAATATCGGTTAAACAATCCGTCTGCACCTCCTACGTATATTTGATGCTTCATAAAGTGTTCTAGTATATCTCTATACCCGTTCACAAAGTTATACTGTTCTTCGCTCATTTTATTATGCATTTACTAACTCCACAATTAATACACTTAGTTGAATTGTGTGAGATTATTTTATGCTCTGATTCTTTTAAATTACAAATATGACAGGGCATTATAGCTGTATTATCTTCAACTCTAATTATTCCCCAAGTTGCCCAATCTTTTATATTAAATCCTTCGCTCATCGTGATAGCTGTTTACTTTTAATATACTTCCTTCGTTTTGTACCTCTGCGTATTCACTTGTAGAGTATTTTAGTTCTACCAACCTATCCCCTCGTCTTGCAGGGATTAGTTTATAAGGTTCGTTACCATAACAAGCCTTGTAAATATC